AGTCGTTACCGGACCGAATGGTCCTAACGCGGTCATACTTTACGGTTACACGAAGTGGATCCGTTTGTGCCGTAATAACCGATGACCAATCAGCGAGAGCGCTACCCTTGAATACGTAATCATTCAAGGTGCCAAGCTGAGGTGAGTCAACTCCGCGCCAGAGGCGCATGTATCCATTGGAGGTTTCGCGGAAGTAGGGGGCGGTGCCAGGGTCTGTGTCTGCGCCTTCGAACAGGGTATTACCCTTGAAGGTAAAGCATATGCGACGCCACTGCCAGGGGACACTGGAGCTAGTCTCAATGCGGAGGGTCTCCTTCACACCACGCCAGAAAACAGTTTGTGCAGTTCTGACAGCCTGTTCCTTGACAGTCCCCGGAGTGCCTGCGGCGTCATCCGAGTCTCTTGCTGTCGCGATCCATAGGGTCTGTAGAGGGGCCGTTATGTTTCCCGGAATTATCGGGATTAACCCCAGGGGTCCTTCGGGTCCACCAAGCGGTGTCGCCGGAGTGATGTTTGTCCATGGCTTGAGTATGTCGCGCTTCTTGCGACTCGTTTTGTTGAGAATCGTTTTCATGCGAGGTCGGCGTGTTGCGCGGTATGTCCGCTTCCGATATCTTGCGGGTTTCGCGGCGTAGCGTCGGCGGCGGACGGGGCGTCGGCGGAAAGTTCGCCTCGAGGAATACCTTCTTCTGAGCGGCATTTCCAGGTGATGCAAGCCAAGTGTTTAGGGCGTCCCAGTCGTAGTCGGGATCAGAGTATGATTGGCCGCCCATAGGCGAGGTGCGGGGCTGAGTCATATTTATACTTTATTGATTTGAAATCAAGTATGCGGGGGCATGCGCTATTTATCGTTGCGCCAAGGCTGCTGCCTAAACTGCCCCCGGACACATCCCCTCCATGCCGTCGGAGAGCCGGAGACTTTCTCCGGCAGCAGCTATAAAGCTGGTCCATGGTCTATGGTCCTAGAGAATAACATTACCGATCTCTAGGACCACTCTTTCACATGCCATTTCGTTTCCAGGCAAAATATGGACTTCTCACCTACCCACAATGCGGAGCAGACGCTACTGAAGCACAGCGTGGAGCTCTCGACGCTTGGCGTGTGGTTGAACACCTTGGCCAGCTGGGAGCGGAATGCATCGTGGGAAGGGAATCTCATGGTGATGGAGGAGTGCATCTCCACGCTTTCTTCATGTTTGAGTCAAAGTTCCGCAGCTCTGACGTCAGAGTGTTTGATGTTGACGGCCATCATCCGAATGTATCACGTGGCTACGCCAATCCAGCCGATGGTTACGATTATGCAATCAAAGATGGTGACGTGGTCGCTGGAGGACTGGAGCGCCCCGGAGAACATCATGTTCAGAAACATTCGGTCTGGTCTCGTATCATCGAAGCTGAGACTGAGAGCGAATTTTGGGCACTTGCTAGAGAGCTGGATCCTCGAGCGGTATGCATCAGTTTTACCTCTTTGCGTGCCTACTGTGGACACCGTTATGCTCCTACACGAGCTCAATACCGGTCCCCAAGCGGAATTCGATTCGATACGTCACAATATCCTGAGCTTTCAGAATGGGTGGATCACGAGCTTAGGCAGCGCACTGACGAGCGGTAAGTAACGGTCGACCCCCGTAAAGGGGGGATCTCCCTCCGTCATTATCTGAAGTTGTACTGGGGCCTTCGGCTTTACTTCGGTTGATCTGCCCAGGTGGGGGTGCCCCCTCCCCCAAGGGGGGGTCCCTCACCCCACCTTCGAGCGGGGTATGCTAATCCCTTTTTATTCTAGTCCGAAATCGCTCATCCTTTGGGGAGATACGAGGCTGGGAAAAACACTTTGGGCTCGATCTCTCGGGCAGCACGCCTATTTCGGCGGTCTCTATTCAATGGACGAACCGCTTGATGGGGCTACCTACGCCATCTTTGACGATGTCATGGGAGGACTTGACTTCTTCCCAGGATACAAGCAATGGCTCGGAGGTCAGCGATGCTTCTACGTGACGGACAAATACAAGGGCAAGCAATATATTGAGTGGGGCAGGCCCACAATTTGGTTGGCAAATAGTGATCCACGGGATGCACAAAAGGCGGATGTTTATTGGCTACAGGGCAATTGTACTATCGTCCATATTGACACGCCTATTTTTCGTGCCAGTACACCTGAGTGTCTGACCGAATCGCAAGCTGGTCATTCTGACTAGACCCCAATAGGGGGGAAAAGATGTCCATTATGTAATAATCTCCCATTCCCGCCTTTGACTGAACCGACAATGCTGTCGATGTCTCTTGATCTCCGATTTCATCTTCGTCGTACACCAAATTCTTATTCATTCCATGCCACATTTTGAATGTCCTAATAGTTCCCGAGTCGTTACCGGACCGAATGGTCCTAACGCGGTCATACTTTACGGTTACACGAAGTGGATCCGTTTGTGCCGTAATAACCGATGACCAATCAGCGAGAGCGCTACCCTTGAATACGTAATC